GGGATTGCCCAAGCTGCAGTTAGTACGTGCTCGGTTGCGCGCCCGTTTGCGGCGTCCAACAGGGCCTGAATTTTAGGTAAGTTTGCTTCGCTGACTTTGATCGGTTTCATGGTGTGACTCCGTGTGTGGTGGGCCCCGAAGGGCCCGGGGTGATTAGTCTGAATACGCATCGCACTTACGTGCATTCTTACCAATATCAAATTCTCGTTGTGCTTCCTCGGCGTAGTAGCCCCATTTTTTGCAGAAGGCCAGTAATTTTCTACGCAACGCAATGGGGTGCCAAAACTCACCCTCAGCAACAAGATCAAGCTCGTGTAAGCAGAGGTAGCAAAGGTCCTGAATTTCTGTATGCTCGATTGGCTCGAAGTAAGTAACGTGTGAAATTTTTTCAAAATCTTTAAGGGCTTTTTCGTAGGTCATGGTGTCTTCCGTGTGTGATTTAAAATGTGATACCGCGGGTGGCAAACCACTTGCAAACAGTTTTGTTGTACTCACCGGTGCACAAAAGACCTTCGACGCTACCGATAAATATGCTTTCCCAATCGCTAACAGGGCGCGCCTTTTCAAGGTTAACGGTCGCGCCTGCGTTCTCAGCTGCTTCGCCTAAAATGTTTTCAACAGCGTGGCGATTCTCATAGCTGCCGATCTTTGCGGCTTGTTCTACTAAGTCTTCGTAGCGTTTCATATTTGCGTTCATTTGTAGCTCCGTGTTTGTCGTGTTGTTTGCTGGTACTGCGTTCAGTATGAGCCCATTTGTTGACAATGTAAACATTTATTTTATTATCGGAAACCCTAATGCAAAAATACAACAGTGGTATAAAATCGCGAGAATAACGGGGGGTTAGCTATGGGAAGGCCTAAGGGATCGGGGAGTCTGTATACGCAAGAGCTCGCGGCTCACATCTGCGAGCGCTTGTCGATGGGCGAGACGTTGGTGAGCATCTTGCAGTCACCAAACATGCCAAAGCGCTCTACCGTGCAGCACTGGATTACCGACCTGCCCGAGTTCGGAGAAATGTACGCGCGCGCGAGAGACGCAGGGTTCGACGTTTTGGCTGAGGACACCATCAGAATCATCGACGAGGAACCCGAGCGGATCACCGGCGAAGGGGGCGGGCGGCGTGACAGCGCGTTCGTCCAGTGGCAGAAGAATCGCGTCGAGCTCAGATTGCGCTTGCTCAAGAGCTGGTGCCCCAAGCGCTACGGCGATCGCCAAGTGCTGGTCGGCGAGGCCGAGAACCCGCTCACGCTGGCATTTACCCCCGAGACGCTCATCTCGCTGGCCGACGGCCTGCAGACCGAGCGCCAAGATGGCAAGTAGTCTGGCCAAGAGGCTGCTCGACCCCGCGTTTCAGCGCGAGTACGCCGCGTACCCACCCGAACACCGCGCGGCCTTTGAGGCCCGCGTCGCGTGGCTTAAGAAGGCGCACGCGCACCAGATCCTGCCGGCCGGCGACTGGTGGTCGATCTGGCTGCTGCTGGCTGGGCGCGGCGCTGGCAAGACGCGCACCGCGGCCGAGCAGGTCTGGTGGTGGGCGTGGACCCAACCTAACACGCGCTGGCTGGTATCCGCCCCCACGTCGGGTGACGTGCGTGCGACCTGCTTTGAGGGCGATAGCGGCATTTTAAACGTGATGCCCAAGGTGCTGCTGGCCGACTACAACAAGAGCCTCTCTGAGATCGTTTTAACCAACGGCAGCCTAATCAAGGGTATACCCGCATCCGAGCCCGAGCGGTTCCGCGGCCCGCAGTTCCACGGCGCGTGGCTCGACGAGCTGGCCGCGTGGGAGTACCTTGACGACGCGTGGGATCAGATCCAGTTCGGCGTGCGGCTGGGTAAGCGCACGACCATCATCGCCTCGACCACGCCGCGGCCTAAGGACCTGATCAGCGCGCTGGCCGACCGCGACGGCGAGGACGTGTACCTGACCACCGCGTCGACCTACGCCAACCTTGACAACCTCGCCCCCAGCTTTCGCGACCAGATCCTGCAGTACGAGGGCACACGGTTAGGCGACCAAGAGATTCACGCCTCGATCCTCTCGAGCGAGGACACCGGTATCGTCAAGCGCGCGTGGTTCAAGCTCTGGGGTGCAGAGAAGCCCCTGCCCCAGTTTGAGTACGTGGTCCAGTCATACGACTGCGCGACCAGCACCCGCACGGCCGCCGACCCCACGGCGTGTGTCGTGCTTGGCGTGTTCAAGCCCAGCGAGGACAAGGGCATGAGCGTCATGCTGATTGACTGCTGGAGCGAGCGCATCCAGTACCCCGAGCTGCGCCCTAAGGTGATCTCGGAGAGCGAGGAGATCTACGGCGACGAGAATGAGTTCGGCAACGGCAAGAAGGTCGACCTCATCCTGATCGAGGACAAGTCGGCCGGCATCGTGCTGCTGCAGGACTTACAGCGCGCCGGGCTGCCCGTGCGCAGCTACAACCCGGGCAACGCCGACAAAACCATGCGCTTAAACATCGTGAGCCCGCTGATCGCGCGCGGCCGCGTCTACCTGCCCGAGTCGACGGTCAACCCCGGCTGCGCGCGCGACTGGTGCGACGCGTTCCTGAGTCAGGTCTGCAGCTTCCCCGACAGCCGCCACGACGACTACGTCGACGCGCTCAGTCAGGCGCTCAGGGTGCTGCGCGACATGGGCTTCGTGAACATTGACCCGGTCGCCGACCCTGACTTATACTACGCCGACGACCGCCCCAAGCGCGACAACCCCTATGCAGCATAGGTAATCCATGAGCCGTATCAAACGAGCAGTCAAGGGATTTATCGATCCGATCACCACGAAGGTGGAGGACTGGAAGTGGCGGGCGCTTGCGGACGTCGACAAGGAGCTCAAGCTCAAGGAAGTGCCCGACTACATTCAGGGCGGCTACGGCGGCTTCATGGCCGACCAGCTCAAGCGGGCCGAGGCCGGCGACCTTAACGCCCGCGACCTCATCAAGGCCTACACCATCACGCAGTCGTCGATCGGGCGCGGTGGCCTGTCGCACGCGACGGCGACCAAGCGCGGCTTAAAGTTGCCCGACACCGGGGGCGAAGTGCGCCCCGAGGGTGCGTTTGCCAAGTGGCTGGGCTCGCCATTAGGGCAGCGCTACCTCGACATGGCCGAGCGCGGCGAGCTCGACTCAAAGGCGCTCAAGGAGATCCAAGCGGCGTTCGCGCCCTTTGGTAAGCAGAATGATCAGGTGGCCAAGATGGAGTGGGCGGCGCAGAACCTGCCCGACATGGCCACCGACCTCAATACCCGCGTGACAGGCGCGCTCGGCGACTGGCGCGACTACACCGACCAACTGCGCGGCATCGCGGCCGCCAAGTCGGGCTTCGTTGGCTCGCTGCTCGGCCGGGGCGACGTGCCCACGCTGGACGCGCGCCAGCTCAACCTGCACGGCACCACGCCCCCAGTCGGACTGGGCTCAATTCAAAACCGCGGGGGCGGTACGGGCGGGCGCGAGCTCGTCGACCGCCTGAGCGCACGCCAAGAGGCGATGGCGCTGGGGCTTGATCCCAGCCTCGACCCCTTCTACCAGCACCTTGGGCACCACGCGGTCTGGGACAAGATCGGCAAGACAGAGACCACACATGATGACTTGATGCGCGCAATGCGCGACTACAGCAGGGGCGGTGCCGTACACATGGCCGGCGGCGGTCTAGGTAAGAAGGCTGCCAAGGCCATCCTACCTAAACCTGCGCCGCTGAATGCGATCCAAGAGATGGTGACCGCGGCCAACAACACAACCCGCACAGCGCCTGAGACTGAGGTGTCCGACCTTCTGGGGCGTGTCGCCGCTTCTGCGGGCATGAAGCCGCCGGTGACCGCGGCCAAGCCGCTGACAGACCTGCAGGACTTTCATACTTCGCTGGGCGATCGGATTAACGAGCGCGTGCGTGACAAGCAAAACTTGGCCGACTCGATGACGTTCAAGTATCAGCCCAAACAGTATGTGCACAGTCAGCACACGCTGGACAAGGAACAAGCGCCCCACGAGATACTGGCATCGATGCCGTTTCGACGGGCGGTTATGCGGGAAGACAAGCCTTACATGTTTCAAAAGGACGAGTTCGGCAAGACGGTCTACACGCCGTGGGAGCCCGGCTACCGGGTTCGCCACGTTGTGGGGCCTGACGAGTGGCATGAGTACCAGCTACCTGAGAGCGCCTTGATCAAGCCCGTCGATGACTACAACAAGGGCGGTGCCGTGCACATGGCCGCCGGCAGCCTAGTCAAGAAGGTCGCCAAGCCCGTCGCCAGCCGCATCGACATGAACTACAAAGACGTGACCCAGCGCACAACCGAGCTGAAAAAGGCGGCCAATAAGCTCATCGATGGCGAGCTCTCGGCGGCCGAGTACGACGCGCTGGTCAACCAGTACAAGCCCGTCACGCCCTACGCCACGGTGCCCACACCCGCCACGCGCGAGGAGGCCACCGGCGCACTCACGGCCGACAAGCGCGAGCGCTACGGCGTGCCGTCGCAGACGCTGGAGCAGGGCTACCCGGTAGGGCTGCGGCTTGACATCCCGTCGTACAGCAACCACGGCGTCTGGGTGCCAACCGTGCACGAGCAGGAGGCCGGCTTTGCCGCGGGCAAGAGCATCGGGCACGAGAGCGTGGCGAGCGTGCTCAATCCGCAGTTTGGCATGCACGAGAAGGCCGCGCTGGCCATCGCGAGCGGCAAGCCCAAGGGCACGATCGCGACGATCAAGGGTGACTGGAACAAGCTGAGCGAGCAGGAGGCCGTCGAGCGCGCCCGCGAGTACCTGACGCACCCCGAGTGGCGTCAGGTGGGCATGGACCCCGAGCGGCACTCGTACTTCTACGACCGCGCGACCATGCAGCCTGTCACGAGCGCCGACGAGGCGCTGCAGATCGGCCCGCTCGTGCTAGTCAAGAACCCCGTGTACGGCAAGAAGGACGACTTCAAGTACGCCGCGGGCGGCATGGTTGACTCGGTGGCCGAGGAGGCGATTAAGAACACGGTCACTGATCCGCAGGCCGCACGACTGCTCGACCTCGATCTCGCCAAGTACGCGCTGATGAGCCAGCAGCCGCAGAAGATGGCCGCGGGCGGCATCGCGCACATGGCCGGCGGTGGCGCGCGCAAAGTAGCTAAGAAGGTGGTGACCGGGGCGCCATCGCACGTACCAGATTTTAAGACCAAGGACTTAGGCGGCCTCGCACCCGTGCAGCCCGTCAACCTCGAGACCAAACTTGGCGCGATGCTCAACGTCAACCCGTGGGACGTGATGCACCGCAACCAGCAGATCATGGAAGTATCTGGCTTGAAGGTGCCTGACGAAGTGATCAGCCACGGCGGTCAAGCCTATGTGCGCGACTTGGAACACATGAAGCAACGGATCGGGGGCGCATCCAACGAAGGGATTGCTAAGCGCGTGCAGAAGCGATTTGATATAGCGTCGCGCGAGGGCGCAGCCAGAGGCGGCACCGGCGAAGTGGTTGCCTCGCCCTTCACGATGGGTGACACCTCGGTCAATTTTGCAATGCCGGTAACCGAGCTGTACCGTAGTTACTTCAACGCTAATGCTACGCCAAAAGATTTTCAAGACCTCTCTAACTCGCTGCGTGCTACGAATGTCAAGGGTAAGAAGCCATTTGCTGACGCCCCCAACTTCGACGATCCTGCCATTGACCAGTACATCAGAGAGAATCCAAATTTTCGCAAAGAATTTTTAGATAAGATGCAGACCGGCAAGCGGTGGCAGGAGCTGACGGGCATCAATCCGCTGGACGCACTGGCCGCATTTCGCGATCCAAATCTGCTAGGCGTGGCACCTTACTATGCAGGGCACACTCTGATTGACGTGCAACCCGGCGCGGGGTTGCGGCTTTCTAGCAACAGGACGTACTCGCACGAATGGGACGGACTTTACGGGGGCTCAATCCCCAACACGCCGGTGCCCATCCTGCTAAACGAGGCGTTCACTCCGATTGCGCAAGAGATACGCGCGAGATCGCTGGCACCGACGTGGAAACTGGGTCCGGTCACCAACAATCAGATTGCAGCGTTAGCAAACGAGGCGTTGGGCAAACGCAATGAGAACATCTCGGAGCTTGTCACTGACGAGATGATTCGTCGCGTTGAGGATTACCACAAGGGCTTGAAAACAGGTGCTTTCCCGGCCGATGACTTGACACTGGCGATGCAGTACCTGAAGTTGCCCAAGTTCAAGGACGGCGGCGCTGTGCACATGGAAGACGGCGGTTTACTGAACAGCGTGTATCGGAAAGTAGTGCCTGCACACTTGCGCACGTTTGGTGAGACGCTGATGGGCGACCGCACGCCGATCACTGAAAAAAACTTCACGCCGTCAGAGCTTGATCAGATGCGCAACGCCGTCATGAGCAGCCGCAAGGATCGCGAGATAACCAATGCACGAGTGTTCGATAACGATGTAAAGAAAGCGTTCAAGTCTGGCGCGTCAGACAAAGAGCTGATGGCGATCATGCAGAAAGGCCCTTCACAGAAGATTGATCAGAGCGTGGGCTACCAGCACTACCCCGGCGGTGATGTCGAGGTGCGCCGCGATACCGACTTCGGTCACGACGCCTCGATTCGCAGTACGCTTGGTCGCTTTGCTTATAACAAAGATGCCAACGGCAACCTGATCGCAACCGACAACTATAAGTTTACCAACGACTTGCCACGCGAGACTCGCCCGACCTCTGACTATGCTGGCATGAACACGCCTGAAAAACTATGGACGCTGGCAAAAGATACAGCCCAGATGGGCGGCTTAGAGACTTTGCCTAGCAGAGTTGGTAACGCCTTCATCGGTGCTGACGGCAGACCTGTCAATGTGAACCTTGGTGCTGCGCCATTTGCTTACGGTGGCGCGGTGCACAAAGCCGAAGGCGGCAACGTATTCAACCCGCAGGGCGCTGACTACGACTACCAGACGGCTCGCGCTTACGGCATGGGTCAAGAGGATGGCGGTCACTGGGGCTCAGTCGCCCCCGCGTCAGAAGGCGAGCGCAAGCTGCACGGCTTACCCGAAGACAGCTACCTCATGCTCAAGGGTGCCCAGCATCCGACATGGGGCAAAGCTGTTGAGGCTGAAGAGTCTCGAGGCTCAAAGATTGTCAAGCACGGCGATCGCTACTACTCTGTGCCAAGCAAAGCACACGGCGGTCAGGTGCAACACTTTGACGAGGGCGGCGAGGTCAGCCAGTCAGAGCTGGATCGTATGAGGTTTGAGATCGCACAACAACAGAACCCCAGCAGCCCTGTCATGCAGGCCACGCCACGCGGTGCGATACAAGACTTTATCGGCACGGCAGGCGGCTACATGGACAGGGCCGGCAAGTTCGTGAGCGAGGCGATTGCGCCGACCGCCGAAAAGCACCCGGTCAAGCACTTCCTCGCGGATATACTCTTAGCCTCGCCGCTTAAAGGTGCGGGCACACTGATGCAAGACTTGACCGGCACCGTGCGCGAGGCAGACGAGGACAACCCCGTGCGCGGTGTCATCGACAAGAACTGGCGCAATCTCAGCAACAGCACCGAGCCGCTGCTTGACCCGCGCGTGTTGGACATCGCTCAGTTTGGCGGACCTGCCGCCAAGGTTGCCTCGAAGTTGGTCCGAGTGGGTGCCAAGGCGATCACGCCGTTTGCCAAGAGCACCGCCGAGATGGCCGCCGAGCTGTACACCCGCGGCCAGATGCCCGGCATGGTCGCCCCCAACGCTTACATGGCTGAGCCATCGGCAGCCAAGCCAGCCAAGGCACTCGCCCCCGCCAACGCGCAGGGGTTCTACTCGCCGACCGAGGCGGCAGCACTGAACCTGCAACGCCAGTCAGGCAACGGTCAGGCATTCTTAAACGACATCCTGAAGGGCGAGAACGTGCGCTCTGAAGAGATCAAGGCTATGGGGCTTGATACGTTCCTGAAGGACAAGCCCAACGTCACGGCAGCCGAGGTGCAGGACTACATCGCCAACAACAAGCTACAACTGGGCGACAGAACCTACAAAAAAGAAAGCGTGGTGTGGGGCGAAAATGAAAAGGGCGAGACAGTCACTGAGAACTTGCCAAGACCGTGGACAATCTCAAACGAGTACGGTAAGGCGTACATCACCGATTACAACAACATTACTTTTAGCACCCCGTTTAAAAACGAGGACGCCGCCAAGAAGTACATCGAGGAACTGGCCGTCACCGACGCCCTATTGCCTAACGACGTGAAGTACGCGCAGTGGTCACTGCCCGGTGGCGAGAACTACCGCGAAATCACCCTGAACCTGCCAAGCGGCAAGCGCGCGGATATGAATCACATGGATCAGAGCCTTGACGCACTTAAAAGAATGACCAAAGATTACGAGGAAGCCGGTAGACTCGATATGGCGCAATTAGCAAGATCACGCGCCATCAATCTTGAGCGCGAGATCGAGCAGCTAAAGCGCCAGCCTCAAAACCGCACGCCAGATTTCCCCAAGCAGGTCGAGCTCGATG